TCTAGCATTTCGTTTGAAATAGATAAAATATATCTATTCGGTAAATTAAGCTTAATATTTCTTACTGTCATTCTGAAAAATCCGTTACTGTAGCCTTAACAACCTTTAAGTCCAAAGCATTAGTTGCTTCTGGATCAAAGCCTAAACCTTTACACAAATCAGCCCATAAATTGGGGTGTAAAGGGTTGTTAATATCCTCACGATGCAAAGATATAAAATGTCCACCATAAAATAGCTTAGTGTTTTTATTTTGGGGTGTAGTATGCCAAACTCGCATTTTAGCCTTTCCTTTCCTTTTATGTGTGGCGGCATCTGTTAAAGTATTTGGTACAACATCTACTATTCCAGATTGTACTTGCCGCCACGATTCGAATTGTATCATGTTTAAAATGATATCACAAACATTTATTTAATATCAGATAAACAGGGGTAAAAAGAAAACAAGAGCCAGCACTAAAGCTCTTGATAAAGTATACCAAATAATCTCGCGTGTAGTCATTAGCCTTTCCTTTCCTAAGCTTTGAGCGCCTACAACAGCACTGAATGCCAGCCCTAAGCTAGGGCTGGTCATCAGTATTGTTAAGCTAGCCTTAGAGTGCCTCCACTGCTTCCTGAACCTACTCCGCGATTAAGACTAGCTCTATTGCCAGCGGCCCTTCCAGCGGCACCAGCTCCACCAGTGCCAGCATTACGGCCTGAACCCTTGCGGATGCTAGGAAACATTTTACGCCATGCCTGAACCCTTTTGTTATCAGCTAAAACGATTAAATCGGTTCCAGTGCTTGCCTGCTCTTTTACTTTCTCCCTTTCAGCTTGCGCCATTTCCTTAAGGCGCTCACTTATTCGGAAGCCCATTGCATTGAGAAAGTTTGAACGTATCGATTGCGGATGATGACGCATTCTTAAATCTTGGTATTCCCATTGCAATTTAAATTGGGCAAACTCTTGATCCATTGTCGCTTTAATCAAGTTAATCATATACAAAGCATTTTGCACTTTGTGAGGTTCACCAAAAACTGAAACGTTTTTGACTTGGTGAGGGTGGAACAAAATTTGCACTTGGCAAAATTCTTTAATGCCATTGAACGCACAAGACACTGGATGCCTACGTTTTCCAGCTTCAAAATAATGAATTTCAAAATCCATCTCTTGAACGTCAAGCTCGGTAAGCGTTACGTTATACTTAGCTTGCAATTCGCTTAGTTTTTTAGCGGCAAGCATTGCTTCAGCTTCTGAGCATCCGTTTTCAATAGTACGCTCAGAAAACATTTTCATCCGCTTTAGTATTTCTTTTTTATCCATTAGATAGCCTTTCCTTTTGTTTAACAGATAACCATAAACTTTTAGTAAGCTTATGAAATGCCAGCCTATAAATAAGCTGGTCATTGATAAGCTTAGTGTGTTTGAAATATTACAGGCTTGTTAGCTGCCCAGCAAACCGCGCAATCAGCGCAAGAATTAACTTGTTTGGTCTGCTCTGGGCAAAGTATAGCTTCCTTCCTTTCTATTGCCTGTTTTGATCTAATATCATCAAAACTATTTGCCGCAAAATTATCGTCAAAATTGCCGCTAAACCTAACGGCAAAGCGTCCGTTGCAATTGTCGCGCAAGCTAAGGATTGCTTGACCTATTGAACGTTCAAGCTTGTCCTTTGCGTTTGGCTGGTTCGCTGTATAGCCATAAACGTGCAAAGCTGGAAACTTACCTAACCAGCTAGCCCATTTGGCAACATATGAAACGCTGTAAAAGTCACCTAATATATGTAGCCTAACAAGAAAGCCTTTAGGATGCTTACGCTGTAATTCGGCAAGCTCAGTTTCAAGCATTGCCTCAAGTGCTGGGCCAGCTTCATAGCGGTATGCATAGCGCATATTATTACCGTAGCAATCAAGCCAGTGAACGCATGACCTAGGGCAAGTGGCACGCTCTTCTAAAGTGAGCGTATAAATTGGATAGCCTTTATAATGACCCTTTCTAACTTTCTTGCCCAGCTTGTCATTAGTTGATTTTTTAATAAGCAATTCAGTTTTGCCCATCAATGACCTATCAGCCTTTTTAACGCGATACTGAAATAATGTTTTTCCAGCGTTTGCGGCTATTTGGGTTTTAGTTAAAGTCATTAGTTAAACCCTCGTTTTTTAGCTGGTCATTATCTTGAAGCGATAAATGTTCAAAATCATCAAAAAAATCACGATCGGAGTCGCGTTCTAATTTGTCTAAATAAGCTTTAAGCTTTTGGTATTTATTTTGCATTTCTTAGCCTTTCCTTTAGTTATGCAATTGGTATTGAATGCCAGCCTAAAAATAGGCTGGGCATCAATATCAATATTAAACCCAAACTAGTGTTGTTGGTTTAAGGAATATTTCGCTTCCTGTTTCATCATTAGTACATGAATAATTAGCGAACCCATTTAACCAGCTTTTACGGTTATAATGGTTGCGAATAAATTCGTGTTTAGCGTCCTCTTTTCGCTTGAAAGAGTGACCCTCTTTGACGTGCTTTAATAGTACTTTTTTCATTTGTTAGCCTTTCCTTAGCTTATGCGCGAATCACTAGGTGCGCGGTTACACGCTCATTTTACTAATATCAAGCGATATAATCAAACATTTATATAATATTTGTACAATATTAAGCGATATTAGGAAATTGCTCACTGAGTAGGGTTAAAGCTTTTTTATGACCTAAACTATACAAAAGGAAATAAGGCTTATCAGTGGCTCTTATATTGGCTCTAAGCGATTTTTGACCAGTTTTTAGCTGTTCGGTATACAATTGTTTGGCATTGTTTGGATTGTGCCAAAAATCGACCGAACACATACAAAAGCACAAGGTTAGGCGCGAGCGCGCGCGAATAATACAATGCGATACAAAAAGCAAGCCATTGTTTTGCAATGTTTAAATAATGCTCAAATCAAAACATCGGTTTAATTTTGTTTTGCAATGTTTAAATAATGTTTAACTAAATACCTAACCCCATTTAAGTATTGCTTAGTACTTGTTTGAGCTAATGTTGAACAATGGCAAACAATTGTATACAAACGAGATCCATTTTTTTAGCCCCCCCCATTAAAATTATCTGGCGTACCTATGCTATAACTACATTCCCACACAGTAAAAATTGTGCTATGATATTTTTGGGTGTTGTTTTAATAAAATTTACCTCCCTGAGTTTTATTCATGCTTTCTCACAACACCCCCCTACCCCCTATTAGGAAAATAATAATTCTTAGGAATTTGAAAATCCTAAGCATTTTGCAGCTTTTTTGCTAATATTTTAATATTTTCTATATTTTTAAGGGGTTTAATTTAATAATGCACACCTATACTTAAGATTATTAATTTATTAAAATGCCTATAGGCATTAATAAATAATAATTGTAGTATGTTAAACATAACTTTTGCGGAAAGAATATGGCTGGTAAACCAAAATTAAAAAAAGCTTTATCCGAACTTGATCGAAGAGGTGGCGTTGAAGCTTTGCAGAAAGAATTATTAGCAGGCAAAACTATTCCTATGATTGCTAAAGAGCTAAACTTAGATCGTGGCTACTTTAGACGTAACCTTATGAAGGATGAAAAGTATGGCAACGCTATACGAGAAATAGAGCATTTAGTTGCTGATGCTCATGCAGATGCTGCGTTTGATATGCTTAACGATATTAGAGATAGGCGAGAGCTTGAGGTTAAAGAAGCTTTAAACGGTGATCGTGACGTTGCTGAGGGTAATGTTAATCAGGTTGATATTGGTATTGCTAAGGGTTTAGCGCAGCAACATAATTTTATAGCTTCATCTTTGAATAAAAATCGGTATGGTACAGGCAGTCAGCAAAATATACAGATTAATATTGGTGATTTACACTTGGATGCGTTGCGAAAAATGAAAGTTGTAGACCATGAATGATCTATCTCATAACACGATGATAGAGTTTACCCAGCGTTACGCTAAGAACCCTACATTGTTTGTGAGAGAAGTGCTTGGATTAGAGCCGTTAGATTATCAGGCTGAGTTTTTACAGGCTATTGCAGACGGAGAAAGAAAAATTTCAATTCGCTCTGGACATGGAACTGGCAAGAGCGCGGCTGCATCATGGGCTATGCTGTGGTATTTTTTGATGCATTATCCAAATAAGGTTGTTGTGACTGCTCCTACTTCTAGCCAGCTATTTGATGCTTTGTTTGCAGAAATGAAAAGATGGATAAACGAGTTACCCCCTGCATTTCAGGCGGTGCTAAATGTTAAATCTGATAGGGTTGAGCATACATCTGCACCGTCTGAAATGTTTATTTCAGCTAGAACCTCAAGAGCGGAAACGCCAGAGGCGTTGGCTGGAGTACACTCAGAACACGTTATGCTGGTTGTAGACGAGGCATCTGGTGTGCCTGAGCAAGTATTTGAAGCTGCTGCTGGGTCTATGTCTGGTCACAATGCTACGACAATTATGTTAAGCAACCCCACTAGGTCTAGCGGTACGTTTTTTGAAAGCCAAAACAGGCTTGCTGATAGCTGGTGGACGAGGCGCTGGTCGTGCATTGATAGCCCCTTAGTAAGTGATGAGTTTATCGAAGAGATGAAACTGCGCTATGGTGAAGACAGTAATGCCTTTAGAATCAGAGTGTTAGGTGAGTTTCCTCAAGCAGATGATGACACAATCATACCGTATCACTTAGTTGAGAATGCGATACATCGTGATGTTGAGGGTGATGATGACTTGCCGAGTGTGTGGGGTTTGGACGTTAGTAGGTTTGGAAATGACAAAACTGCGTTGTGTAAGCGGCAGGGTTCTATTGTGACTGAAATTAGGTCTTGGTCTGGGTTGGATTTGATGCAGACTGTAGGGCGTATTGTTGCGGAATATGACAGTTTACAGCCCTCTAGACGGCCTAGAGAGATACTTGTTGATAGTATTGGGCTTGGTTCTGGTGTTGTAGATAGGTTGCGTGAGCTAGAGTTACCTGTTCGAGGTATTAATGTTGCAGAAGCCCCTAGTATGGGGGAGACATAC